CGCCGTCATGGTTGAGCAAGTGTGGCCTCGGGCAGACATCAAGACAGGAGCGGACGCATGGCAGGGACTGGCGTCTACGGATTTCGGCTAGGCGACCAGGACGCCCCGATTCGTGCCGACGTTGTCGGCCTCCGCGAAGTCCAGCGCGACCTCCGGAAACTCGGCGACGACACTAAAACCGAGATGAAGGACACTCACAAGGCGGCCGCGGAGGTCGTCGTCCTCGGCGCGAAGCGTCTCGTCCCGTACCGCACCGGCGCCCTCGCCAACTCGATCCGCGCCCTCGCCTCCAACACTTCTGGGCGGGTCCGCGCCGGCTCCGCCTCGGTGCCCTACGCCGGCCCGATTCACTTCGGATGGCCGGCCCGCCGTATCGCCCCCCAGCCTTTCATCTACGACGCGATGGACCAGCGTGTCGACGAGATCCGTGGCCTCTACGACCAGCGCATAAACGAGCTAATCGAGAAGTACGACCTCTCCTCCGGGCAACCGGTGAAGCAAGCACGAGCCGCTCGAGCGGCCGCCGGGAGGAAGGACAGCGGCAGACAACCCGACGCCCTCCTCAAGGACGCCGCCGGTCGCATCATCGGCGGGGTCTACGACACCGACGTCATCTACTTCTAGAATGGCGCTATGGCTCGCGGAATCTCTGTCGTAATCTCCGGGTCCGCGGCCCCGCTCCGCAAGGCGATCCGGGAGGCGACCGACAGCCTCGGCCGGATGAGCACCGGGGCGACGCTCGCGTTCGGTGCCGCCGCCACCGCGACAACCCTCTTCGCTAAGCAGGCGATCCAGGCCGCCGCCGACGACCAGAAACAGCAAGCGCTTCTTGCCCGCCAGCTCCAGGTCTCGACCGGTGCGACTCGCGCCCAGGTCGCCGCCGTCGAGGACTACATCGACGCCACGCAACGCTCCGTAGCGGTATCGGACACCGAGCTCCGCGCCGCGTACCAGTCCCTCGCCGTCTCCACGAAAGACCTCGCCACCTCCCAGGACCTCCTGAACGTCTCTATCGACGTGGCCGCGGCAACCGGGAAGTCGACCTCCAGCGTCGCCGAGGCCCTCGCCCGTGGGTACGCAGGCAACACACGCGCACTCGCCACCCTGTCCCCCGAGGTGAAGAAGGCGATCAAGGACGGCGCCACCTTCTCTGACGTTCTCGACATCCTCCGCCAGAACTTCGCCGGCGCCGGCGCCGAAGCATCCCAGACGATGGCGGGCCAGCTCGCCATCCTGGGGAACACGGTCGACGAGGCGAAGGAGTCGATCGGTGCGGCGCTCCTCCCGGCGCTCCAGGCGATTATCCCGTATTTCGTGAACCTGGCGAACTTCGCTGGCCGTAACGCCGCCCTACTCGGCACCCTCGGGACCGTCGTCGGGGTGTTCGCCGGTGGCATCCTGGCGGCTCGAGCGGCGCTCGCCGCATGGCGCACGATCGCGGCGATCACCACGGCCGCGAACCTCGCGCTCGGGCTCTCATTCTCCGCCGTCCAGATCGCGACCGGTGTCGGCATCGTCACCGCTCTTGCCGCTATCCCGGTGTACCTCAAAATGAAGGACACCTTCGACAAGCTCAAGACCTCGACCGGGGAATACAACGTGGCGCTCGGCGCCGTCATCACCTCCCAGAAGCAACTAAACGACTACATGGGTCCCGTCCCGTCCCGCGACCTCGCCACCTTCCAGACGCATTACTCCGGGATAGCGGACGTCGCCCCGAAGGCCGCCGCCGGTGTCGACAAGGCGGCGAAAGCGTTCCAGACGATGAAGGACCGCCTCACCTCCGCGAAGGACGCCCTTCGCCAGTACGTCGACGGCATCCGCGACACGATCGCCGGCTCCGTGAGCCTGTCCGCCGCTCTGTCCGACGCCGACTCCCAGCAAGCCGCCGCCACTAAAGGTGTCGCCGACGCCCTCGAGGACCGTAAAAACGCCTACGAAGCCCTCAACCAGGCGCAACAGACCGACGACGTGAAAGCACTCGGCGACGCCCTGAAGCGCGTCGAGGACGCCGAGCGGCGCGTCACCGAGGCGCAAGCGGTGAAACCGAAGAGCTACACCGAACTCTTCCGGGAACAAATCAACGCCGCGAAAGAGTTCGCCGGCAACATCAGGAACCTCATCGCCGCCGGCCTCGGCAAGGCGGGCCTCGCCCAAATCCTCAACCTCGGCCCGGTCGCCGGGAACGCCGTCGCGAAAGACCTCCTCGCCGGCACCGCTGGACTCACGATCGGGGAACTCAACACGAGCCTCTCGGACGTTGCCGCCGCCGGCTCCGCGGCCGGTATGGCCATCCCGGGCTACACCCAGGCGCTCGGCGCGACAGTCGGCGGGACCGCCGCGGCCCCGACGATCATCATCCAGGCCGGCGTCGGTGACCCAGCCAGTATCGGGAAAGAGGTCGCCGCCGTCCTCAACTCCTACGGCGCCAAGACTGGCGGCGTCCCGATAACAGTCAAGCGCCCGAAGGCAACGCCCGCCCGGAAAGGGTCGAAGGTCGGGTAATGCCGAACCCTGTCACGAAGGTCGAGATCGCGTTCGCCGTCGGCCCGTATGTCGAGTCCCCCACCTGGACAGACGTCACGACCTACGTCCGCGCCTTCTCGGTGCGCCGCGGCCGCGCCTCCGAGGTAGAAAACTTCGAGGCCGGCACCGCGAACCTTGTCCTCGACAACCGCGACCGCCGGTTCGACCCGTTCTACACGAGCGGCCCCTACTACGGGAACCTCGTGCCCCGACGCCAGATCCGCATCTCTGGCACCGTCGGCGCCACCTCCTACGCGATCTTCCGCGGATACATCGACGGATGGCCCGTCACCCTCACCGACGCCGGGTACGACTCCACCGTCACCCTCTCCTGTTACGACACGCTCGGCCTTATCGCCGACGAAGAACTCCCCGACGACCTCTCCGACGCCTACATCCGGAGCTTTTCACCACGGCACTACTACCCGCTCGACGACCCGATCGACGGGCTCACCCCGACGACCGTCGTCTGTAACGACGCCGGCTCCCTCCCGCTCGACCTGAAGCCGACCGTCACCTCTGCCCAGACCCGCATCGGCAACCTTGACGGGATGGCACCCGCCCTCGCGAACACTTCCCTCAGTCTCGACGACCCGGTCGAGGTCCGCCTCCAGGGCTACAACTCCGGCATTATCACGACACCCGCCGCGATGACCGTCGCCCTCTGGTGGGTCCTGTCCCAGCCGACTATCTCGACCCTCATCACCCAGGTCGTTAGCGGGTTCGTCGTCGAAGCGTCATACAGTCTCTCGACCGCCACCCTCACCGTCGACGTCACGAACAGCTCAACCGGGAACCGGAACCGGTACACCGCGACGAGTTTCACGGTCGATACGACCATCCCGCACCACCTCGCGGTCGTCGTCGCCGCCGGCGGGACCGCCACCGTCTACCTCGACGGCGTCGCCGTTTCGATGTCGGTCGCCGCGAGCTCCCTCATCGTCGACCGTTCCGAATCGGTGCTCCTCCGCGCCGGCCAATACCAGCAACTCGCCGTGATCCCGTCCGCCCTCACCCAGACCCAGGTCCAACAGCTCTACCTCCTCGGAAACTCGAAACTCCCGGAGGGAACGGTCGCCCGGTTCCAGCGCATCATCGGCTATACGAGCGTCCCCGCTGGTCTGACCGCGACCCCGTCGACGACCTACGTCGCGAACCTCATGCAGATCGGCGCCGGCGGACCGCCCGTCACCCAAGAACTCCAAACCCTCGCCGACTCCGAAGGCGGCAACGTGTACGTCTCCAAGACCGGCGTCCTCACCCTCACCTCCCGCAACGCCATCTTCGAGGGTCGGAGCCTCACCTCCCAGGCCACGTTCGGCGACACCGGGATTACCCTCGCCCCCGAGCTCGCCTACCGGGTCGACGCGGACACCATGCGAAACGACCTCGCCATCGGGTACTCCGGGGACGGCACGATACAGATCACCGACGCGACCAGCGTCGCCGCCTACGGCACGAACGGCGGCTCCTGGAAAACCCAGCTCTCGACCGTGGACCAGGCCGAAACCCTCGGCAACCTTCTCGTCGGTTTCTCGAAGGAGCCCACCCCGGTCCTTGACCCGGTCCGTGTGAACGTCGCGGACACCTCCGCCGGCTGGGACTCCGTCCTCGCCCTCGAACTCCTCGACCGGATTACCGTGAACGTGGTCCCCCGTGTCGGCTCCATGATCGTCCTCAAACAGATCGTCCAGGCGATCGAGCACAACGTCACACCGGGAACGTGGCAAACCACGTTGACCGGTTCCACCCGTTTTACAAATCCGTTTATCATCGGGGAGTCTCTCCTCGGTGGCTCTGACCTTCTCGTCTAGACTCGGAGCGACCTATGCCTACACCGCCAGACTTCACGAACGGCACCGCCCTCGATGCTTCGTCCCTCAACAAGATCGGACTCTGGGAAATCACCTCGGTTACGGTCGGAACCGGTGTCTCTTCGGTGACTGTTTCTAACTGTTTCTCGAGCACATACGACCACTATCGGATCATTTACTACGGCGGGTCCGCGTCTCAGTCAAACAACCTCAAAGTCCAGCTCGGCCCGTCGTCTGTGAGTGGATACAACGCCAACTATTACTCGTTCGTCAACTACACGTTCTACAACGGCACCTCTAGTAACAATGTCGCCGCGATTAGTAACGGCTCCGACTGGCCGTACATGGGCTACCACGATACTGATAGTGTCCGATTCTCTTGTGACTTGTTGAGTCCGAATAATGCGGAATGGACGAGCATCATCAACGCGCCGTATTTAGCGCCCTTGTCCGCTGGCTATTGCGTCGGCTCTCATCAAAACAACGGCCAATACACAGCGATTACGTTCACACCCGGTAGCGGAACTCTGACCGGCGGGACTATTACCGTGTACGGGTACGGAAAGGTTTAGGCATGAGCGACGCTATCTACGGCACATTCCACGACGCCCGCACCGGTGAGACCGTCACCCGCGAGCTCACCCCCGAAGAGATCGCCGCGCTCCCCGAACCGACCGAACCACTCGAACCCGAGTGATACGTCGACTCCTGCCCCTGGTAGGAGTCCTCCTCGCGATCACGAGCACAGCGGCCCGCGCCGAGACTCCCGGCCTCACCGCTACCGGCTACTCAACCGACCTCGCCGCCATCTGTTACGAGGGAACATTCACGAACCTCGCCCGCAACTACGGCCAGGGCCCCCTCGAAACCTGCCCCGGAGACCGCGTCACGTTCACCCTCACCGGCTCCGTCTGGTCCCCGAACCCCGAGACCGTCTGGTTCGCCGGCTCCGACGACGGGCTCCGCATCTGGCTAGACGGCGACCTCGTCATCGACGACTGGTATCCGCGCTCCTGTTCCGGGCGCACGTTCACGCCGGCGCTCCCTACCGGCTGGCACGACATCCGGGTCGAGTTCTTCGAGGACGGCGGCCACGCCTGCCTCTACGTCGGCCAGCTCCGCGAGAACATCTGGACATGGCTCGGAGAGGCGGACCTGGCAACCTCGGCGCCGGCACCACCGACAACCGAACCCGCCACAACGTCCACCGAATCGAGCACCACGTCCACAACCCCGCCAACGTCGACAGAACCGCCACAAACCAGCGCCGCCCCATCGTCGACCTATCTCGACAGCACAACGACGACGAACACGATCCAGACCGTCCAGACAACGACGACCGGGGTCCAGTCCACGACGACCTACCAGCCGGTCCCGAGCAGTAGCGCCCCGATCGACACCGCACCGAGCCCGACCAGCATCCAGGAACCCGAGACGACGTCGACCCTGTCGAGCACGACGAGCCTCGCGACGGTCCCGATCCCGAGCACCATTCCTAACGTGACTACCACGACATACACGCCGGCTACCGTACCCGAGGACCTCACCCCGGCAGAGGCATACCAGACCGTCCTCGACTCCGTCGACGAGCTGACCGCCGACGACGCCGGCGAAGTGTTCGCCGCCCTCGACGTCGAGAGCCTCACGACCGCCCAGGGTGACGCACTCACCGCCGCCGTCCAGGACGCCCCCGTCGAGATCCGGGAACTCTTCGAGGAGAACGTCAACATCTTCGCCGGTGTCACCGACAACTATGTCCCGATCGGATCGACCGTCCCGGTCCGTACCCGCCGGGTCATTATCATTACGACCGGGTTACTCGTGGCAATGCCCGCACCTTCCACGAGGAGACCCCGATGAGGTTCATCAACGAGAACATTTGGACATGGGCCGGCACCGGCCTCGCCCTCATCACCCTCTCCGGCCCGACCCAGTCCCGCGCCCTACTCATCACCGGCGCCGCATTTCTCCTACAATGTGCCCTGGCGATCGTCCTAAAGAAAGACCCCCCGGAATGAGCCTCTCCATCATCAAGGACGTCCTCGGACGCATGATCGCCCTCTTCATCACCTCTGCCGCCGGCGTCGTCACCGGTGCCGCCGTGTTCGCCCCTGACGTCTCCGTCGCCACGTCATGCCTCCTCGCCGGCTCTGCCGCCGTTGTCCAGGTCCTTCAGAAGCTCGCCGCCGCCTCGATCGACGGGAACCTCACGAAGGACGAAATCGACGCCGCGTTCGGGATCAAGGCCGAAACCCGCGCCGCCCACGAGGACCGCAAGGTCCAGCAATGAGCAACACGAAACGGCCCTACACCGGGTTCGACAAGGTCGGCACCGCCACCCACCCCGCCGCGAAGAAACTTGCCGACCTCCTCGGCAAGCGGTACGGGATGAACTACATGGGTGGCCTCGTCGTCCGTGTCATGCGCTCCGCACCGGCCGCGATCCAGAAACTCGCCCCGACCGACCCCAAGTGCGCCCCGTACATGAGCGTCCACGCCACCGGTCGCGCCGTCGACGTCGGTCTGAACGACGCCGGCAAGCTCGCCGAGATCGCCGACTTCCTCGTCGCGAACGCCACCGAGCTCTACCTCGAGGAAGTCCACAACTACTCCTGGAAGGCTCCCGGCGCGAAGAAAGCATGGGGCCGCGGCTACCGATGCTCCCGCGCCGACAAGAACGCCGGCTGGGTCTCGTGGGACGCCAAGAACAACGGCGGCACCCCAGGCGGCCTCTGGCTCCATTTCGAGGTAGCCCCCGGCGCCGACCCCGCCAAGCTGGAGGCCGCCTTCCGGGCCACTAAATAGATCTGGACCCTCGCAACGCTTCGACACGGTACGAGCGGTCCGGACCCGGTCTCCTCTCCGGGTCCGCGAGCCCGCCGGCATAGGCCCCCACGCCGCCGGCGGGCTCGCCCCTTTCTAGGGTGCTTGACAACTTCGCCACACGGTCCTTATAGTGAGAGAGCCGAGTCGAAGTCGGCACCTAACAGAGGAGAAAACAATGAAGAAGATCGGAACCCGCACCTATCGCGGCGTGACCTTGACCCCGGTCATCGGTGGATGGATCTACAAGCAGATTCGCATCACCGGCGACCTGGCCAGCGTCTACCACCCTTTCACGACGAGCCTCGAGGCGGCACGTCATTCGATCATGGTCGACATCACGAGCGGCCGCTACCAGGTGCTCGACGGCGACCTCATCAACCGCTAAGCGGCCGCCATGAAGCGCAAGGAATACGCCACCGCCCACAAGGAACTCGTCGACGTGAACGCCATCCTCCGGCGCTCGATCGACGAACTCGAGCACCGCATCGCCCGCCTCGAGCGCGGCATGGAGCACCTCGCCGACAAGGTCTCGGCCTGCATCACCGCCGTCGCCAACGCCGGCACCGACACGCCCCAACCCGAAGCGGCTCCCGCCAAGAAGGCGAAGAACCTCGAGAAGAACGGGAAGCCCTACACCGACGACGAGATCGCGCTCGCGGTCCTTATGAACGAGCAAGGCGCCACCCATGCCCAGGTGGCGGCGGTCCTTCACCGGACGCCCCACGCCGTCCAGACGCTCCTCTCCCGGCACCGCCGAGGCGAGACCGGAGGCGCCAAGTGACCACGCATCGCAACGCCGGCCTCGGGTTCGGCGACACCCCTAAAAGCCTCTTCGACGTCTACGGACGCCCCGACCCGACCACGATCTCCCGGCTCGAGAAGGCCGGCGGGGTCGTCCTTCATTACGTCGGCCACGCCGAAATCACCCGCATCCTCCTCGAGGTCGATCCCGCTTGGACGTGGGAACCCCTCGAGGTTGTCAACGGTCGCCCCGCGATCCACGTCCACAAGGGACACATTCCGCGCCGAGACCGTGAACCTCTCGAGGTTGACATGGCGACCATGTGGGGCCGCCTCACCCTCGAAGGAGTCACCCGGATCGCCGTCGGCTCCGTCGAGGCCCACAAACCCGACCTGGACAAGGAGCTTGTCTCGGACTTCCTCCGTAATGCCGCGATGAGGTTCGGGATCGCCCTCTCGCTCTGGATGAAGGACGACCCCGCCCAAGTAGTCCAGCATCCCGCCAGCGAGGCCAGGAAGCCCCAGGAGCCCCGAACAGGCGCCACGGGCACCGAGGGACCGAAGATGGCCTCCGACGCCGCTAAACGCTTCCTGAGGACCGTCGCGAAGGCGAAAGGGTACGACCTCCCCGACCTCGGCTCCATGACCGCACGGGACGCCTACGACCTCACCGAGAAACTCAAGGCCCTCCCCGACGCCGGCACCGACCAAGAGGAGCCTTTCTAATGCGCCTCTCCCAGAACACCCGCCTCGTGATCGTGGTCGCCTGTTTCGCCGGCCTCATCTGGCTCTCCGAGTACCAGGTCACGAACCGAGCCGAGTTCGCCGTCGGTGTCCTCACCGGTCTCGTCGCGACCGTCCTCACCCTCACCGTCGTCTCGATCCTGGACATTTAATGCTCGAGAAAGACTTCGCAACCCAGACCGAGCACCTCCTCAACCTGTTCGGCTGGCGCTGGTGCCATTTCGAGCCCGCCGTCCGCCAGTCCGGCGGCTGGGCTACCCCACTCCGAGGCCAGAAAGGACTCCCCGACTACGTCGCGGTCCGCAACGGTCTCCTCCTGTTCGCCGAAATCAAGGGAGACCGGGGCCGCCTCACCTCCGACCAGGCCGAATGGCTAGACGATCTCCGCCAGGTCGACACGGTCCGCGCCGAACTCTGGTACCCGGAGGATCTCCACGAGATCAAGGACATCCTCCGATGACTGAAATCCGCTCGGAGGACTACTTCGCGATTATCCCCGAATGGCTCCTCCACGCCGACATCTCCGGGAACGCCGTCCGCCTCTACGGCATCCTCAACCGGTACGCGAACAGTCGAGGCGAGGCATGGCCCTCCCGGAAGACGATCGCGGCCGCCATGAAATGTTCCACCGCGACCGTGGACCGTGCCCGCGACGAGCTCGTCGAGGTCGGCGCCCTGACCGTCCGGCAACGCTTCTCCGACGCCGGCGACCCCACCTCGAACCTTTACATCCTCCACACCCGCCCTGTGGATTCTGTGGACGGGTCGTCACGGGTGACGAAGGGTCTACTCACGGATGAGGAGACGGGTCTACTCACCGGTGACGACCTAAAGAGAGCCAGAGTGATACAGAGCCATTCCGGCACATCGTC